GTCCTTCCGGCTTTTGACGCAGGCTTGAATACTCAACACAGTTTCCTGGAATCCTCCAATCTTGTAATCTTTCATGGCTCCATCAGCCATTGTGTCGAGTGAGATCAACTCAAGCACTGTATTAACTCTAATCGTATGCATGCCCGATTGCTTAATTCCATATGGTGTTGGCACATGCATGGTCTTATTAATGTGGTCAACTAAAATTACCGGAACCAATGCATCGTAGCACCCATAAAATGTTGCCATCCAGTTCAGTTGTCGCAGAACTTCAGAGAATTTTGGCCACGGTCCCAAGTCATTGCAAACCTGGTTGACGAACTTGTCAACAGTTGATCTGTTACTATTTCCACAGAATACCATAGCACACGCAAATATGTACATATAACAATACCCATTTTCTGGTACATATTGGTGCCTTCCATTCCGATCACCTATACTCAACAGGTGATTTACCACACCAAAGGGAAGTTGTCCAGGAGTTGCTCGTATGATGGGGTTGTACAATGGTGTGTTACCTTCCCAATGACATACGACTTTGGTCTCTCCGTTGATCTCCATGGAACATTCGTGCAAAGGTTGTGCGCGATGAACAGCCCTTGCCTGGGCATTCCAATACGTGCTTTCAAAATGTGGATACAGACTCTCAATGCTAGTCTGTATCATTTCTTCAGCGTCCACGTATCTAAAGCTTGTGACAATGTTCCCATTCTCTTTTAGTCTGTGTGTGACTGGCTTCATAAACCTTGGAAACAATTCTGGCATGGATGTGTTTGGAAAGAAATCGAAGTTTCCATAACTGTCTGTGAACATACCCATGTAAACAATTCTGTTTGGAATGTGAATTGTTTGCTTCATTGTTCGCCAAACGTCAACCAGTTGCAGTCCTTCATTCGGCCTCAATTGCCTTTCATCTGGTTGCTCTTTTCCAACTATGTAATCTGCGAACGTTCGAAACAATGTCAACTTGTTCTTCGGGTTTTTGTTCATATAATCTGTCACTTGTGGATACAAAAGCTTCTGGTGCTCATCGTGTGACCTATTCCGCCATTCCAGCCTACATAGTGAGCATCTTAAATCATGCATATCAAACATTGTCTTCAAGACCTGGCGCATTTCGTCGGGAGTGCCTTCCACGGTGTCCTTCAATGCCTTGTTGCAGTGATCATGATTCCTTGGAATGTGTGCATTCACCCATTTGTCTGAATACCAGCGAAGCCCGTGTGTGCATGTTGGTCGCAATGCATTCTGCAATCTGCCATGAGCACACCGCCCCATTACTACGAACAATCCATCGACGCATTCTTGTTCGTATCCCTGCGGGACGTCCATCTTGCTCAGGACAATGCCACTCCAACCATGAGTGACTTCATGGTCATAGACGTTCCGTGTCCACTGAGTGATCTCACTGTATGTCGTCAGAAAATTGCGACAATCTTCTGGAACGTCCTTGAGTGGGTCCCATTCACGCTTCGGGTAACCTAGTGTGTGCTTCAGTGGGATTTTGACGAAGCGCTTCTGCCCACGTGCTCCTACTATCTCAAAAGTTTTACCTTGCGATTTCATTATGCGAGCCACTTGGTCAATTAGCGCTGCGATGTTGCCTGATGTCATGCGCAATTGTTTTTCCTTATATTCATGTATCGGGTTCTTCCTATGCGCATGTTTGATGACCGTGTATTCTTCTTCAAAGTCATCCTTGGTGACTTCAATAGTCACCGTCTTCTCCCGAGTTTCATCCTGATTCGTTTTCTCATTATGGAAATGCACAACTCGCGGTCTTTGAAAGCAATGGTCAGCTAAACAACTGCTTGTTTCGCTCATCCACTGCAGTGTTGCCGTTTCCATGGCTGGAGTTGCATACGCAGGCATGATCGGGAACGCATCCACCACCTTGGTGAATCGTTCATTCTTGATGTATGCACAATTTTTCTCTACCAGTTTTTCGCAAGCGAAATGATCTTCAATGAAGTACCGGTAGTGTGCACAGCTTGATCTGCACATGCCACACACAAAGACATCAGCTGCGAGGTCGTAGCCTAGTCCAAG